ATGATATTACCATTATAGTATACAATTAAAAAAAAACAGTTTTACGAAATATTAGATATATCCCCAGTATCATAGAAAAAAGAAAATAGTCTACAAGGGTCAATGACCCTTGTAGAACTTCTTTTCTTATACTAAATTATTTTACGATAGTTCCATAGTTGTCACGAGCACTGTCTTTATTAACACGTACACGTTCAACTTTATTTACACTACCGTCTTTACCAGCTTCACGATCTACACGGAAACGCATATTAGCATAGATACTGTCTAATTCAGGTTTGAATTCTTTAATAGCACGACCTAATTCTGGGTTCATATAACCAGCAGAAATAGCACGGTCTAATGCTACAGCAAATTCATAGCGAGTTAGAGTACGGTCACCAGAGAAGTTGCCATCTGGATAACCAACTACAATACCTTTGTAAGCAAGGTCTTGTACCATCATGTATGCCCAATGATTTTCAGGTACATCTGGGAATACTACATCAGTAATGGCTTCGTTACGACCCATAGCGTGATCAACTAATGCATCAATCTTAGCATTTTGAGCTGCTACGATTGCACGAAGTTCTTGAATTTCTTTAGCCATTGCTACTTGTTTATTAGCATTCATTTTGGAAGATTTACCAAATTTCATGGATACACCAGCACCAATCATAGCATCTTTACCAATAGTGGAAGATACACTAATCATAGTGTTTTCATTTGGTTGATATGCTACACCTAATGCACCAGCGTTTTGACCTTTGTAATGACCATAACCTGCAGCAAAACTCCATTTATCATCAGCATTGAAGTCTTGATAATGTAAGTTAGCCATAGCTGCTGCACGAGCACCTACTTTACTGATTTCACGTTGGTTATTAGCAATAGCTGCATCATAACGGTTGCTAATACGTTGAGCTGCGTCATTCAATTGGCTACCGTTAATTGCATCAGTAGAACCTGCTTCTACACGGCCAGGAGCTACGTTAGTAATAGTTTTATTACCAGCATCAATACCATCTTTAGTTACAGATGGGCCATTGTTAATAGTTAAGCCATCATTGTTCACTGTAGTACCACCATCGAAGTTAACAGATTTCATACCATTCAAGTTATCGTTCACAGAGTATTTAACTACACCATTAGCATCTGTAGTAGCTGTAGTGTTTTTACCATTAGTGAAGTCTAAGCCATTAGAAAGCATAACTTGTTTAGCGTCTTTACCATTAGCTTTATAAGTCAATGGAGTTTTGGTAGCAGCTTTTTCGCCGTTGTATTTGAATGTAGTAAGATCTGCTACATTAGCCGGAGCATCCCAACGAGTAACATTAATAACGTCGTCTCCTGCAAAACGGTTAGAAGCCTTGGCAATAGCATCCACAGTAGAACGGGATACATATACACCGTATTGTGCATTTGCATCACCAGTGGATTTGCCATTTGTTACACGAACTGCTGCAATGTTGTCGACTTGATGGTCAGCAACAACAGATTCAACTGCTTTATTGGCTTCGATAGCTTTATTCATTTGATCAACGTTAACCGCATCAGTACCAGCTGTACCAGCTTTAACGTTGTGAATTTGGTTATTGCCAGCATCAATATTAGTTGTAGTGAAGCTTACTGTGCCATTAGCATCAGAAGCTGTCATACCATTAATATTATAGGATGCTGTATCCAAATTGTTACGGTCTTCGATAGTTAAACCATTAGCACTATATTTAGTATCTTTATCACCATCAAATACAATAGTACCATCAGTATTGACTACTGTGTGTTTGTCATCTGTATTCTTACCAAATGCTGCAGAGTTCATATCTACCAAATCTTTATTAACGTTTACTTTGAATTCTTTTCTTCCGTAAGCGTTATCAGTAGCTACTACTGTAGTATTGGATCCATCAGCCATAGTATTGTACTTTTGTGCTTCAAGAGCAACGTCATACAATTGGCTTCCGTTAATAGCATCTGTGGATGTGGAAGATACACGGCCAGCAGATACATTTTGCAACTGACGTGTGTAACTAGTTACACCGCCAGCACCAGCACGGCCATTAGTACCAAAGCTTACAACAGAATCTGGTGTAGAACCTGCGTAAGTGGAATTGCTGAAACGGATATCTGTTGTGTTATCCTTAATATTGGATGTACCAACAGCTGATTCTGTAACAGAATTTGTGCCGATTGCGACGCCATTTTGAACGTCAGCAATAGTATTATTGCCTAATGCCAAGCCATCAACAGCAGTAGCTTGACCATGAGTACCTACAACGATAGAACCTTGGCCACTAGTGACAGAATTAGAGCCAAAGATCAATTGCTCTTGATCAGCAGTAGTCATTTTATTATTATAACCAACTACTACAGCTTGTTCACCTTTAATAGTGCCATTATTAGCACCAATAGCTACAGAATTTTCACCTGTAACATTGTTTGTTCTACCAATAGCAATAGAGGATGGACCAGATACTGTAGCACCATTACCAATAGCCAAAGTGTTATAGCCAATAGTTCTAGCTTGAGAACCAATGGCAATGGTATACTCAGTTAGAGCTTCTGCAGAAGAGCCGAACGCAAAAGCGTCACGACCAATAGCTTTAGCTTTATCGCCACCGACAAAACTATTTTCACCATCAGATACATTGCCTTGACCGAAAGCCATAGAGTTGGCTTGTTTTACAATATTTCCATCACCAAAAGCTAATGAACTTGTGGCACCTGTTTCATTAGTATTATTACTACCAAATACTGTTCCATAATCCCCATTAGACACATTATTGTATCCAGTATTAGATCCTGCCGCAAATACAGAACCGGATGCTAAAGTACCTAAAATTGCTGCTGTTAATAAGATTTCCTTTTTCATTTTGAATGTCTCCTTTTAACTATATGCTAAAAAAGTATGGCATAGTACCGTCAATACTATGCCATATACATGGTAGAATTATTTATTTGCAAGAGCTGCTTTGATTTCAACAAGTTGCTCTTGTAAATCTTTGATTTGTTGTGCCATTTCAATACGGCTAGTTTTCAATGTAGGGTCTTGTTTACCTACTTTGAAAGATGCACCAATATTGTACATTGGACTATCTGTTAAAGTTACACCTGCATGGATAAGAGTGCTTTCATTTGGTTGATAAGCAACTCCAATAGCTCCAGCAGTAGAACCTTTATAACCACCTAAAGATGCAGCAAAGCTCCATTTATCATTAGGGTTATAGTCTACATAACGTAACCCAGATAATGCTGCTGCTCTAGCACCAACTTTGGATACTTGAGTGTCTGTATAGTTGTTTGCACGATTTAATACATCAGACATACCAGTATCGATTTTGCTGTCTAATTGTTTAAGTTGTGCAACGTTAACTGCATCAGTATCATTAGTACCTGCGGATACAGATGTGATTTGACGTGTTACATTATTATCTACATCACCAACAGATACAGCAGAAGCTGTAGAAGCCCATACAGGACTATTATTTGTGGATTGTGTCTTAGTTGCTACATCATATCCAGCTACACCAGAATTTACTGTAGCTTTAGATTGTGCACCAAGAGCTACACCACCAGCATAAGATACTTCGGTATTATGACCAATAGCTACAACATCATTTACTACTGTGCTTGTAGCATTATCACTAGAACCGATAATAACTGTATGTGTTGCATTAGCTACATTGTGGTTATTACCAACAATAATTGCATTAGATACATTAGATGCATTATTGTTTACACCGACTACAAAGTTATCTGTGCTTTCATTTCCAGACGTACCAGTAACTGTGTTATTTACACCAATCATAGAAGTGCGTAATGTGTAATCGGCTTTATTACCACCACCAATTACCATAGTAGCACCACCACCATTAGACTTGGAAATACCGTCTCTTAGTTTACCAGCAAACTCTTTAGCAGAGTTACCAGTATTTTTTGGAATACCAGTCAATTCTGTAATAGAATTTGTGACTTCATTACCAGCACCAAATACAATAGTACCATTAGTATTGGCAGTTCTATTTGCTAGGCCATTAATAGTATTAGCTACACCAACACCAGTTCTATCAGCAAACCAACCAGAACCAATACCTTGTGCAGTTTTAGATTCAATACTATTCATAGCACCTGTAATAGTAGCACCTAGATTTTGAGATGGTGTAGAGAATCTACCACCAGTATAGGAACTAGAAATAATATTATAAGCGCCAGTAGATGTAGTTAAAGCACCATTACTGAAGCTATTTGCACCAATATTAGTTGCATATACATTTAATGCTTGGCTTCTAGTGCCTGTTTCATCTTTATCTGTATTAATGGTAACATCACCAATTTCACCATGGTAGTTATGAGAACCAACCATAGTAGAACCTGTACGAGCATATGTATTGTTACCAATAGCTACTGCACCAATAACTTTAGATGGGTCAGCTGGGACACGTGCAGATGAGAATTCGCTCCCACTATATGTAGTTTGACCAAAACCAAATGCTGCTTCAACACCACCAGCCATAAGTTCAGTATGAGCTTTATGGCCAATAGCTATAGAGCCATTTTGGCCGGTATAATTTTCGGCTTTAGAAGATACGCCGATGGATACATCATGTGTACCATTAGCACTGCTTCCTGTACCATAAGCGATGCCACTACCAGACCCAGTAGCGTTATCAATTGCCATTACATTTAGGCTCAAAGAGCCAATAACCATTGCTGTCAAAATAACTTTTTTCATAATAAACCTCTTTCTTTACAAAATAGAATTCTAAATTTAAAATATTTTGAGCGTATTATAGGATTTTATATCCCTCCTTGGATTTAATTAGCTAAACTGTAAATTTGCATAATATACTAAGGAATGTGCTTAGCTAATACACATTCCTAGTTATATTATACAACCAAAATTTTTATTAACTAATCATTTTTCAAAGACTTCAGCTATTTCAGACCATCTAATAACTAACGCACCGCTAGTATTATCTATAGCTACATTTTGTAACTTAAATTCTTTATTTTCTGGGTCTTTAGGGATACGTATAGCATCATTAAAGATATCTAGCATATCTTTATCTACATCTTTTAAATGCTTACGTATTTGACTAACCTTTACTGGTAATTCATTATCAGTAAGCTCACCTGCGTCCATAGTATTTAGTTCTTCAATAGCATATTCTTTGCTAGGATAAACATATGGTTCATACCCAACAACACTACAAAGCTTCTCAGTTACACCTATTTTAATACGATTATAACGTAGCTCTTTAGTTATAATCAAATATTTTGTGTTCATAAGTACCCTCCTACTGGTCTTTATTCATATCCATTGTAAGACTAGGAATAATACGCCAATGTACTACACGATGTCCTTCAGCTATAGATCTACCGTTGCCGAGTCTGTCTAGCTTACAACTTAATTTAAAACCTAAGAATCTTTCATGATCATCATTACAAGGTATATCTACTGTAGTCAAATACTCAGGCTTAGCATTAGACTCAATAAAATCCACTGCTTCTTTCATAGTTAATCCATCAGCAACTACATTATCAACGCTACCAGGGACTAATTCAAATTCTTTTACTTCTGGGTTGTACTCATATACTTCTTTAGCGATAGCATATTCCATAATAAAACCTCCTTAATAAAATAATATATACTTTGATAGATGATATATCTATCTACAGTTATAGTATATAACTCAAATCATTAATACTAAAAAAAAATAAATGCAGTATACTGGGAAAGCCCCAGTATACTACACCATTCTTAATACCATGTGATATTGATATTAAGAATGTATATATTTATTCTTTATTACCAGAATCAGTTTGGTCTTCTTCGTCTGTATCCTCTTCTAATTCAAAGAGATACCATTGATAGATTTTGTCTTTGCCACGGAATACAAAGTTCCCAGGTAAGTCATCACCATCATTCAAGATATCTTCTAATTCATCCATTTCTTTAGTACGGATTTCATCTTCTTCAGTTTCAGGTTCATCTTTGAGTTCTGTTTGCTCATATAAAGCATTGTACTCTTCTTGGATGACTTTCTTACCTGTATCAAAATTGTAGATCTTATTATCGATCTCTGCTTCATAATCATCAGTTGTGATTACTTGTTCTTTGTAATCGTATTCGAATGTGTTTTTTACAACTATGTATTTATCAGACATAATAGTATTCCTCCTAGAAAGCTATAAATATATGAACCACACGATCTGTGCCGATATATGTCGTACTATGTGGTTTATCTAAAGACTCAATACGGTCTAAAAGTTCATCAATCTTACCATTAAGATCAGAATCAGAATTAGGGTATTCTTCATCCCCATAAAAGTGTGTCAATTTATCCTTTTCATATTGAATAGCATAATCAATATCATCAAGATCATCTATCACATAGTTTTGTCTAAATGGGTTCTGATCCAATAAACCATCTTCATGGTTAAATAAGTATGTGTCAGTTATGACTCTATATCTTTGCATATAAATGCCTCCTTAGTGGAAATCTGTAGTGCATTGTGGAGACTTCCATATCTCCCATATGTATATTTTATTTCCATGAACTATAACTACTACACGTTCAGCCTTTCTCGTATGTTTCTGATATATGTCTCTCTTACGATCATTAAGAACAAGATCAGTCCCTAAATCATAATCAACTTCTTCAGTCTTAAGATCTTCTATAGATCTTTTGACTGCTTCATCTAATATACGATTAGCTTCTTCTAATGTTTTATAACGAGAAATATTTTCATGTAAATATTCTCGGTCACTTCCAGGTACATCAGGGTCATATACAATTAAACTTATAGTCACATTATATAAGCGTGCCATGATACTATACCTTACTTAATAATTTTATCAATTGCTGTTGCCTTGATAAGGAAATCATATATGATCACACACTTATCATTATCCAATATTAATATTGTCGTAATAGCAGAATTAGGATACATTTCTTTGATTTGATTTAATGCATCTGCTACATTATCTTTTAAATCTTGATTCTTGATGCTATTTACAATAGCACCTATTTCTTCATTGGTTTTAGCTGCCATATTTAAGCAATGCTTAGCTACGTCTTCACCAATAAACACATGATCATAAACTTTTAAATAATCTGGATCAGTTTCTTCATCAGGTTTTACAATCCACATCATTTGTTGCATAATATAGTAATCCACAATATCTAACCTCCTTAGTTAGAAAAATAATATAAACCAGTGATACAATTATCACTACACAGTTATAGTATATAACTATAAATATCCTTAAACAAAAGAAATCCCAGTATAGTCAATGACTATACTGGGAGTGTCTTATTCAAAAATAACAGAGATATTTGCTTTTGGTGTAGTGTATGTAGCGTTTAAGAAAGTCTTAATAGCTTCAATAGATTCAGTTGTTTCTGGTATTGAAGTCTTGGCTCTAAGAAGTCTAACTACAATAGTAGTTGGTAGTTTATATGTATTTGACTCTGGTTTATTTTTAGTAATAAAATCACCACAATATCTAACATCGGTTATAGATACCTTGAGCGAATCTATAGATGCTATATTTTGATTTGGTGGTTGTCTAAATACTAATTTACCGATACCGTTTGTAGCACAAGCATCCAATGAAAATTTTCTATTAAGCTGACCGTTACTGTCAGTAAGTATAGGCATTTCTAGTTCTTTAAACGTAGCAGTATTTGCAATACCATTAATACCTAAATTTCCACGAGCTGATAAGTTATAGAACTTTTCATCGGCAACTGCCATATATATTTCATAAAAACTAAAGAATGGTATACTTCGAACATAAGTCATCATACTATATAAATTTACATATGCATAGGATTTGAGCTTCTCTAATAGTTTTACTTTTTTAACTAGAAAGCCCCATATATCGAATGATATATCACGTCCTGTAAATGTAGTAAACATCGAAGACATTGTCAATCTATCACTTTCTCTAGTTGTGGCTACATATGTACTATCTACAAAGCTATCCATAGTTATATTATCCAAATTAGTATTATAGAATAACGATTCAAAATTATAACCGCTGGTTAAATCTATATTCTTTGGAAATTTACCACTAAACTCATTAAATGCATGAGCAAAGCTTTTAATTGTAGATGTCTTTAATGTAACATCGCTCAAGTCTGCAGATGAGCCTCTAGCAAAATTATCCATAACAGTTGGTGCTAATGTAACAACCCCTAAATAGTTTTTCTTAGCATAACCAAATAAGCCATTAAATTTGCGCTCGGCTATACCAGAATTGTCTATAATATGTACATTTGGTAATTTATTGAGCGTACTAGACACTATAGGAGATATAGTATATGGTTCGTCTTTAAGATTAGTTATATCAATATATACATTATCTATAGACTTATCCAACAATGGCAATATGCCTATAATAGATCTGGTTGTATAATCTTTAGGAACTATATATTTTACATAGGCTTTAGATTGATCATATGTAGCCCATGGTTTAAATATCTTAACTTTTTTATTCTTTATAGCATTTTCATTAGGGAATGATATAGTCATTCGTTCATTAACATTAATATTCTTAGCGGTAGATGGGTTTATATATAAACCTAATGACACATACCATCTATAATCTAGCTCTTGTGTGTTTGTAAAGATTAAAGCACCAGTCACATCTAAAGCCTTATTATAGTTTAGTTTAACCTTAGGCGTATGCCCACTGTCTATGACACCAAGCATAAATGCATAGCTTATTGTATTGGCGTTTTTAAATATAAATGTATGCTCTTTATCTGCATAGTAGTTTCTAACAGGTATTACACTTTGGTATACATTGCCACTATAATTTACATATTCGGATAGATTGGATATTAGATCTTCAGCTATATCCATTTTAACGCCTTCATAAGCACCCATATAATTATGGAATAAAGATAAATCAGTAGTCTTACCAATATCATAGCCAAATACTTTAATAGTATAATCACTGCTTTTCGGTAAGCTTTCCACTTTTTGCGTTCTACTAGAATAATATAAATT